TTTGGTGGGTTCGGAGATGTTTATAGGAGGGCCCATGGAGGACCCACAGGGGGTGGGGCTCAGCGGGAAAGTCAATAGGTCGCCTCGACCGTCACAGCGCCAGCAGTTGAGCCCTTTACCAGCTTGTACCTGCCTGGTGCGTTGAGGATGACGGTCTGCGCTGTTGCGGTCAGCGTGATTGCCACATCGTCCTCGTTCTCGTTGCGAAACGCGCCGCCAACCTGGGCCTGTAGTGTGATGGTTTCCGCTCCGGCCAGGCCTGACGCTCGGACTGTGAACCGCTGCTGCTCTGGCGATACCGTGAACTCGGGGCTCGCTGCTCCAGTGGCTGCGTTGATCAGAATGGTGCTTGGCATGATGTCACCTTGAAACGATTTGCCGTGAGGCGATTTGCTTGGATGCGATGATGCGAGAGATTGGGCCGCCGGTCAGACGCCTTCTGCTTGCTGTGGCTGCAACGTGATAAGAGGACAGTGCGGCGATAATGTCTTCCGCAATCTTCTGCGATGCCGCTGTTGTTGGGTGCAGACCATCGCCAATGTCGTAGTCGAACGTGTCACCATTTGCGACGCTTGACAGCGCGTGCATCGACCACGTTTGCCCCCCCGACACGAATGTGTCAGGTGCAGCAACATCCGCTTTCATGGCGCTATAGAGGTCGTACACGGGATAGCCGCGATACCGCTCGCCCAACAGGACGTTGTAAGACAGCGCCTTGAATGCCTTGGAATGCGTGTATGAAGCGTAGTTCAGAAATGGTGGGAGATTGACGATGACAATGCGCTGGACTCCCGCCGCCAACGCGATGTCGATGCAATCGCTCATCTGTGACAGGATCACGCTGGCGTCGATGTTGCCGAGCGCCGAGTTCCCCCCGCCTTCCATCAGCAGCGTGTCTGGGTCAGGGTACAGTTCGGCAAGAGAAGCGGGCCAGAATGTTCCCGCCAGGTCGTCTGCCAGCCGGTCACGGATCTCTTCCAGCGTCTCGCCGCCCACGTGTCGATTGTGGACGATGTTGCCCAGCTCCTGCTGCACATAGTACGGATAACGCTGATTCATCCCGTAGCTGTCGCCCGTTGCCAGCATCACGTCACCGATCTCGGCCATATCGATAGGGGATGCGTCTGTGACTGTCTGACCGCTGATTGCGCCCTGCGCTGCCCACGTCGTTGTCACGGTATACGGCAGCGTCAATCCATCGGTCGGGTAGTACTTGTCAACGTGCGTTGGTTGCGTCTGACCGTAGTTGTAGACGGCCACGTTCTCGAGGATCAGCGTGCCAGCCTCCGCGTTGGATGCCGTGCCAACGCCGATTCTGAACCGCTCTGAGCGTGTGGCCTGCGCCTGGTAAAGGATGCAGACCGTTTTTCCGTTGTCAGTCGCGGTCACCTCACGTAATTGCGCCAGATTGGCCGTCGCATCTTCATAGACCAACAGCCCCGCGTCGCCATAGCTGTCAGCGTCGAACGCAGCATCGGCGCTCACAATATCCGCGCGACATAGGATCCAGTCTCCGAGTGTCACATCGGCATTGGAATACAGATACGTCCTTGTGCTTGCCGCATTGACAATTGTCGCCCGGCGATTGCTGTCCGACAGCGTGATGGTACCAGCACCGGTTGCTGCTTGACTCCACAGCGAGAGGTCTGTAGGCGCCAGCATTCGAAAGCTGCGGATTGTCATGTTGATGCTCTCAGAGATGGTCGCACGGAATGATCATCGTCCGGTCATCGCTTGGCGTGGCCGAGGTCGAGAGTCGGTTGGTGACGCGGTAGCTGGTTCCAGATGACCCACCAGACAGCCGGCACTTGGTGACGCTGCCTGAATTGTCCTTGTCCACGAAGGTCAGGCCGTTGACCGTCTGGCCAGCCGTGACCGGCACGTCATCGATCAGCCACTCGCTGCCGGTGATGACCTCTCCGCTCTCGAGGGCATACTCGAATCCATACCAGACGTCGGACTGCGGGTCTTTGGTTGGTGCGGTCGGAGAGGTCTCGCCATCGTGGATGATCAGTGCCATCTGTCATCAGGCTCCGGTGTCGCCGCCCACGTTGATGGTCGCGCCGTCGTTGTTGTAGGCCGCGGCGCCGGCGTTGACCGTGCGGCGAAGCCATATGGCTTTGTAGGCCCCTGCGGAAAGATTTCCGATAGACAGCCCGGCGCCCTGGGTTGACGGGGCCGAAAAGCTCACGCCGGAGGGCGCTGTGGACTCGTTGACGACGCTCTGCTCTGTCGCGCTGATGCTTGCAGTACCAAGGCCGATGTCCAGCGTGGTCGATGCGCTTGGCGTGTTGCTCGAGATCCAGGCCGCTGCTGTAAGCAGCGTGTCGGTGCCGTTGCTGTTGCCGACGTAGATGCAGCGGTATTCGACGTCACCTGCTGCAGCCTCTGCGCTTGTCACGTTGTCCCACAGGGTTGCGGGGTTGACCTCCACGCTGGATTTTGCGCCGCCCAAGGATGACGCAGGGACGGAGTTTGCTGCTCCACCCGAGAGATAGAATTTGATGTCGGCAGACAAAACGGCCATTTGATTACCCTCTTGCTTGTACTCGGATGATGCGTTGCTGTGGCAGCACCCGGATCAGGTGCTTCGGATTGGTGAATGAGTCGTCGCGGATTGACCAGACAAAAGGCATGGTCCTGCTGGTCGTGCCGATGAGGGCCCAGTATGGTCTAATCGATGCGCTGGCCAGTGATACAGTGACAGACCAGCTCAGCGACATCGATGTCGCCGAGGGCTGGCGCAGTGCCCACTGCTGCAGCATCGCGGTGGATACCGGCTGGCCGATGGTCCATGTCAGTAATCGGCTGCGCTCGAGTCGCTGTCTGATGTGCCAGGACATCGAACAACTGGACGATGCCTGCGATGCCACGTCCCATACCGGCGACAGGCCGACAGAAACCGGCTCAAGCGTCGACCATGTGATTTCTGCACTGGCTGATATAGAGCTCGACGTTGACCAGGTTACGCTGATCTCTTTCGGCGTGATGGCCTGAAGAACAGACCACGTCTGCGCCTTGCTTGATGCGGCCGCATTGACGATCTGCCAGGTTGTCGACAGTCCTGCCGCCGCGACATCGTCACGGATGTCCCAGACCGGCGTTACGCTCTGCTGGATAGCGTTGCCGATGTACCAGAGTGAAACGACGGAAGACGCAACTGATCCACGGATCTGCCACTGCAGTGTCCCGGTCGATTCTGCAACCCATCCTCTGACCTGCCATGTCGCGGCTACCGATGCCGCGGCCGCTGCCCTGATGGCCCACAGATGCGCGGATTGCCTGGAGACGTTTTGCAGAACAGTCCAGCGCAGTGCAGAAGATGCCGTTGCTGGAGCCCTTACTGACCATACCAGCGATCGATTGACAGCAACTGACTGCCTTACGCTCCACGTCTGTGCATGACTTTTCGTTACCGCTTGTTTGACTCCCCAGACCTGGGAACTTGTTCTTATCGCGGGCTGCAGGACAGTCCATGATGCAGCCATGGCGGCATTGACGGTTGATCCACCTGTATAGCCACCTTCGAAACCGGAGCCGCCCTGAAAGTCGCCAGGGCTTGAATGCCCAGCGTTCTCTCCGTATCCGGCCTCATAGCCAGGCATCTGCAGTTACTCGATGATGATCTGAAACGGGACGACCCAGTACGGATCGGAATCGGCGTCTGCTGCGCTCATGTAGTACGTTGTCGCTGGCTGCAGCGCATTCACGTCGTCTCCCGTATATGCGCCAGAAGAAAAGTTGCCGCTGGTGAACGACACGTTCGATGCAGTGAACAGCTCTGACTGCCTGAGCGTTGTCAATGGATTTGCCGTCCACACAGCCATCCGCTCGACAGTTCCAGTGAATGGGACTCCAGCTCTGCGCAAGACTTGAGAAACGAACTTGATCTTCTTGGACTGGCCGGGACCAACCCCGTCATCAAACGTCACCCCCGCCACTGTTGAACAGTTGTCGGCAGCGTCACAGCGCATGATCCAGCCCCACAGGTCTTGATAGCTCATGCCGTTGGCTTCAAAGCTGATCTCTGTCGTAGTTGCTGGCTTCTGGCTGCTCCAGATCGCGCCGGTTGCCGCTTTAACATCCGCAACGCTTGGAACCGTTGCGCTGGTCGTGATCATCGCGTAGTCGGTGCCGCCAATCTCATCTGCATTACATAACAGTGTTGCGGTATAGCTTCCTTCGCCGTTCCTGACATTGCCCATGCTGCAATCAGACAGTGTTGGTTCTTGCGTGTCTGGAACAACAAATGTTACCGCATCTTCGTACACCTTGGTCGTCCAGCTTTTCCGCATGACAACACTGAGCAAGTCCAGCGTAAGGTTTGCGCCCGAAGTGGATTTCCAGCCTTGATAGAAACGGTAATTAGCTGGTGCATTTTCGAGTGCTTGCCAGTACGCAGCAACCCGATACGTGTTATCTGGAAGTGTGTAATTCACCACGTTCAGCGTTCCCGCTGCATAATGTTCCGTTGTGCCTGTCCATTCCCGAGCCAACGAACCTGCTGGACCGGCCAAGCGTAGTGTCTTGCTGGAATCCGAGTAGGAAATCTGAAAGTACATATCACTGCAACTCGCACCGCTGCAAGAATACACAGTGTCGAACATGACAGGTTCATCTTTTAGCGGTCGATAGGTCGTGTCAGTGCCACCGTAAACGAACGACATGGTTCCAGCGCCAGAAGCGGTTTTACTAGCCCTGCGACCTTTTGTATATCCCCAGTGATCGAGTGATGTTTGCGACGTAGACGTTACGTTAGAAACCGTCATGCTTGTTGCGCTTATGTCTGGATTTCCGATGTAGGTAAGGTCATAACAGATAACTTTTCCTGCACTGGTGAACCCAGTAGTATCCACCCCTGCAAACTTGCCGCTGGTTCCGCCTTCATAGTCCCACTTGACCGGCCGTGCCGCGCTTTGCGTACTGCTTCCCATAGTGCAGTTCACAACGTCAGTGGCTCCAGTGACCGTGAAATTGATCGGGTCTTGCGATGTGTCAATAGCCGCACCGTTATTCACGTTGAGGTTTGACCCGGTAGGAGGCGGCGGTGGTGGTGGGGGTGCAGTACCGCCGAATGTGTCAGCCATTACAGCGAGCATTTGAGCATCGGTTTCAGCCCCTTTGATACCGATTTTGATGTTGTCCATGTACATTGCAATGATGCGGTTGTACTCGGGTCGCTTGTGTTCGTACAGACCGCCTTTGAAGTAGCGATCTGCCATCGTGACAATGCCGATGCGCCCGTCTCTGTCAATAGAAGGGGTGCAGCTTGACCAGTTGGCACAGTTCAGCCAGACCTTCACCCGACCGGAAGCAGATGGATTTTCTGCCGACGTTTCATACCCCGGCTTCATCATGAAAACAATGTCGTTCCATGCGTCTTTCTTGAGATTGAGGGTTCCAAGGTCAACAGGATATTCCGTTTTCCCGTCATACCCTGGCTTGCCTGACGGGATGCTGTACTTGCCCTCGACCCGTATTGATGGACCACCTTTCAGATTGAAACTCAATTCGTGCGATGTGGAAGTGCCTCCGGTATACGGATTGGCCGCCATCAATTGCATGATCATGATTTCCTTGCTGGCATACGGCCCGGTATTCCAGTACGAAAACGTGCCCTCATCGGAGGGGAAATAGAACGAATACCTGAACCACCGTTCATGTCCTGGGTTCCACGATTGAAACCCGTTTGCGCCGGTTGTGCCGTCGTGTCCGTAGCGGGGTTCCATGCGTTGCTTCGGTAGCGAAACCTTCACGCCATCTATCGTGGTATCGAGATATTCATCCTTCCATTGACAGGCCCGACTACCCTCCTGGTTCGAGTAGTAGCCGTTGGTGAAATACCGGGCAGACTTGGTGCCGGTGCGCACGTACTTGGTGCTGAGTTCAATACTACTGAATGGATCACCGAGAGCCTTGTCAAAGCAGTTGCCCTGATACCAAATGTCAGATGGGTCGTCTGATCCGGTTGCAGTTGGCAACGTCTCCCAGTCCCATTCCCAGACAGTTGCCGCCTGAGCGGCCACGGAAAGGACAAGGAGCAATGACAATGCAATGCGGATCATGGTTACCTCGATACCAGGGGGGAGGTGATTGTTCCAACGAGTGATGAGACGAGCGGATACGTAAGAGTCCTGGAAGCTCACGGTAGCCCTCCCTTAATCATGATCAGGGTTAATCCCCCCGTGACGATAAACGTAATAACCACCGTTCCAATCTTGTCAGCAAGCCATCCGAGCGGTTTTGCCTTTTCGGCTGCAACTGCCGTGTTCACTTCCAGTTCCTCCAGTCGCTTCAAAACGGAGTCCTGGATCTGTACGAACCGGAGGAACATCGCTTCGTTCTTCTCATGCCGCAATTCTGACCGCGCCGCCGTAACCGCGAACGAGTTCATCGACTCAGCCATCTTTTGAATTGACGTATCCATTTGAGACAGGTGTTCTCTGAGCGCCGCGGTGTCCTCGTCCTGAGAGGATTTGACCGCATCCCGGACGGCGAGAATGAACCCGCGCTCTTCATGGCATCGATATCCTTTTTTCACGCCTTCGCAGTCATGCGAAACCTGGATATCGCTCACTTCTTCCACCTGCTCACGATGCCTTCGATCGCCCCACCCGCAAAGTAAAACCCGAGTATCAGCGATGCCGGAAACCCAAGGTTGTCGTTGTTGCGGCTGGCGAGCATGTCGGATATCTGGATCAGGCGTGACGCGGTTGTTTCAGCGTCGGCCATCGCCGCCGTGGCGAACAGCACGGCGCACAGGATCCAGACCAGGACATACGGCACGATCACCGCGACGGCCAGCCACCTTTGCGCGAGCTTGAACGGCTCGATGTGTTTCAGGACTTCGAGATAGTGCGCGGCTTTTTCCTGGTCGCTGAAATTGAGCTTGTCCAGCCCGTTCGCGGCCTTCTCGACGATATCCGCGCCGCCGAACAGCTTGGCCCAAAATGACATAGAAACCCCGTTGTAAACTTACGACATTACCCAGCGTGTAACCGACGCGATCAGCACCCCGAACACGATCCCGGCAACGATGCTGAAGATGACCAGGTCGCGGAGAAAGCTGCCCATGGGTTGCACTCAGTAAAGCCAAAAAACGTCTTGCGGAAGATGCGGAGCGGTGTCAACGTGGACGAAGCCGGACGCTACGCCCACCCTTTTGAACCCGGCCAGGATTGCGGCCTGGACGATCCTGAAGCGGTCTTCTGAGCCAGCGCAGGCGATGTCAACGGCGTGTCCAGTCAGATGAGCACTTACCGGCTTACCGCCAACGTCAAAGTTATGACGCGCACATCGGACAGCAGAGCGTATGATGAACGGGATCTCGGCGATGGCCCTGGCTCGATCCAACGCAGCCAGCAGCCCGCCGTCCATCTCTCGATAGCCCATACCGCAGCCGCAGCGGCAATTGAACTCGTGCTGCTGGAAATAGCGCATGGACATTTCTCCGGACAAAAACCCGCAGACACTTGCCGTAATCGCTTGGCGATCAGTGGCTTGCCGGGTGTTTCAAGCGGACACAAAAAAGCCCGCATCAGCGGGCAATCGGGCTAGGACAGGAGCGCGGAAACGAAAAAGCCCCGCGATGTGCGAGGCTTACTTCAGATGCTACAGATTTGAGCTTATTTTTTAGACATTGTCAATAACTTGACGCTAGGCAACAATCAACCCCAGCGCCGCGTTGATCCGGTCGTGTCCGCGCTCCAGGGCTTTGATCCACGCGCCGTAGTCGCGGCCACAATGCTTTGCGACCGCGAATCGCGTGATGATGCGATAGTCGTAGCCAGGCCAACGCCGATCCTGGTGATACGCCCACTCGATGGCCGCGTCGAACTCCGCTTCGCTGAGCAGCATCACCAGCTCGCAGGCCCGGATGTAGTCTGGGTGCAGTCTCCGCAGCCGCTCGGCCCGCCAGGCCACGGTTTCCGGCTTGTAGTCGCTGCCGCGTGGTATCTCGCCGCGAAAGTCGTGCATCAGGCCCATGATCGACGGCCCGAGCACGGCAAGCTCGGCGTTGTCGCGGGCGGTTAGCGTTGATTCGACAAACACTTTGACGTAGTGCTCTGCGTCGCGCATTGATCAAACTCCGATGCCGAAATTAGGGGCTTGCCAGTCTGTTTTTGGCTCATCTTTTTTTGAGATACACCCAGTCTCAAGCTCTATCAGTAAGTCTATGAAATGCCTTGCCTTTCGCAGATCGTCAATGCCGTTTTTGTCACGCCATCTTGAGACATACTTGATCACGCAGCCCTCGATAAACCCCAGGCCGTTGCGGTGGATGTACTCCACCGGTTGTATCGCCAAGCGTTTGTAGTGATCGCCGCCGACTTGCTGCTCTAGTGCGCTCATGCTTGCAAATCCTGTAACTGGTTGGTGTCGATTACCCAAGCCATGATCGCCAGGGCATCCGCTTCGTTGTCGTCGGCAGGCGAGTGGCCACGCTTCACGATTGCGTCAATGACTGCTTCCTTCCCAGCATTGCCTTTGCCGGTGATGTGCTTTTTGATCGTTCCCACCGGCACGCCGATGTACGGGATGGTGTAGTTCTCGCAATGCTCTGTCAGCACAGCGAGAAAGCCGCCGTAGGCGTGAGCTGCGTCAGTCGATAGGTGGCGGCGCACCTCTTCGAAGTAGACCGCCTCGATCTGCTCATGCGCGGTGATCTCCGAAAGCCACTTGCGGAACCGCAGATAGCGCATTCCGCCGCCTTCGAACCGCTGCGGTTTGAACTCCTGGGTGCCGGACAGGATGTTTTTGCCGGTGCTGAAAGCCCAGCCGGTTTTTGAGCCAAGATCCAGAGTCAAAATATTCATTCTGCGTCCACCCCTTCTGTAATCGCCGTAAAGGCGTCTTGCGGAGTACCAGCTACCATCGCACTACCGTAACCGCCAACGTGGCTTCTTGGCGTCTGTAGGCGGCTAGAATCGGCAATGAAAACCGAATGCCACAAGTCATCGACGGTTCGGAAGGTGTCAAAGTTGTGTTGCAGCACTGTCAACGCTTCGAGAACCGTTTCCTGCGGCTCGCCCAGCGCCGTGGCGATGTCGCCGTGGGACAGGCCGGTTTCATGCGACCTGAGCAGTTTCAGGATTCGAGTGTTCATTTGCCCCTCCTCGATGCAATGCGGGTTTGTAATTCGGCAAAATATGCGTTGTAGTCTTTCTGGCACTCGTCGATAACGTCTTGCCATCCGGTTTTCATTGCCGCCAGTATCTCGTTGGCCATCTCGTTCAAAATCCACGCTTCCAGTTCTGTCATCGCATTGCGTCCATGTACTGAAATGGTTTGGACCCATCGCTGTTGACGTACTGCAATGACTCCTTGTCGAACCAGTACAAGATGTTGCCCTCCCATCCTGTTCCGTTGCGTTGCTTGCTGCATGACACGATGCAATCAGGCGATTGTTCGGCTGCTGCTCGGTCTGCTGGATCATCTGACGCCAGGCGTTTTTCCCGTTGCTTGTTCCGCCAGATCGTCAAAACCGTATCTGCCAGATCGGTGATGCTTCCGGTTCCCTTCACATCGAACTTGCCGCTCGGTTTGTCTTCGCTTTCACCTTTCCGGCTGTGAGTTATCAGAAATACCGTAACGTCATAGGCGTTTTTGAAATCGCATATTCTGTCGATCAGTTTTTTCTGCCCTGCGTAATCGTCATCGGCAACGCCGCATTTCATCATCGAGTCGATAATGAATAACTTGACGCCGTACCGCTTGGCGCAATACCCGAACACATCCAGCAGGGATTCAATGGTTACGGTTCCCAGCACATCGAACAGATACAGCCGCTCGCCCATGCGCTGTAACGCCTGGCTTGCGTACTCTGCTGATGGCCTGTCCATTCCGGTGATCTGGCGCACCATGCGGGCAAGTGTCCTGGCTGGTTTCATTTCCATGCTGGCAATGCAGCACTTGTAACCCCATCGCATCGCCTCGATGGCGTTGTGACATGCGAACTGCGATTTGCCATGCCCGTTCACGCCGTTGAAGATAATCAGCTCGCTGGATCTGAACCGGATGAAGTCGGTTGATTTGTTGCCTGGCAGCGGGATGTATGACTCGCCTTCTGGACGGGTTTCAGGATGCAGTTCCCATAGGACTTCCTGTTCGTAGCTTTGCGGCCTGCGCAGTTGTGCCGGGTCTAGCGTTACTGCTCTGGAAAAGGCAATTTTGACCTGCGGGATAATCCCCAGTTGCAGACACTCGTTCGCGTCTTTGGCTGGCAGGGAAACGAACCGGCATCGGTGAGCGCCAAGACGCGCAATGATCTTTTTGGCTGCTTCTGTGCCTGGCTTGTCGGTGTCCATACAGACATAGATCACCGCGAAGTTTTCCAGATCCTCCCATTCGTGTTCGATCCATTCCAGGTTGTTGCAGCCGAACGGGACGGACAGTGCTGGTATGCCCATCTGGTGCAGGGACATGGCGTCTATCTCGCCCTCGCAGATCGTGATTTCCCGCTCGGTGCCTATGGACTGCCAGCCAAACAGGACTGGCTTCTGGCCCTCGCTGGTGGCCCTGGTTTCTTTCTCTGTGATGGATCTCCACTTGCATGCAACCAGATCAGCGCCCTTGAAAAACGGGAAATAGACTTTCCCGCCGCCGCCTGTAACGCGGAATGACTGGATGGTTGCGTCGATCAGTCCGCGTCCGCGCAGGTACTCGATTTCTGGCGCATCTTTGGCTGAGCGAAAGTTCTCTGGTTTCTTGAACGCTTTGGACTGCCGGTAATGCTCAGGTTCCTGCACTCCGAGAAATTGCTTTGCCTGTTTGCATGCCTCGACGAAGTTCACGCGCCTGGTGGCTTGCCACAGGTCAAGCATGTCACCGCGATCATCTGGACTGGCGAAGTCGCAAAAGTGGCCTTGTCGTTCGCCGCTGAGTGCAATTTTGAGTGATTTCCCCGGCTCGCCTTCCACTGATCCGGCTATCCAGTTGCGCCCGTCCTGCTTGCCGTTTGGCAGGAGTTCACGAACCACGTTCTGCACCTGGTCCGAAAGCATGCGGCTGAGTTCTGCTGCGTTCATCCGCTCACCGATCCGTCAGGGGAAATGAAAATCAATTTGTCTGGTAATCCGTCGAACACGATCATCTCGCCCATCTCCTTCGCCTTTTTGACGAGTCCTGGGTAGCGCGGGTGTTTCTTGAACGGGTGTCCGTTGGGCGATGTTGGTGATGGGTACTTTTCGTCGTGCCACTTTTGGGCGATCTTCATGCCGTTACGCCAGGCTGCTTCCCAGTTGGCGTATTTGCTGCCCTTGGCGAGCATGCTGTTGGTCCAGCGTTCTGTTGCGCTGTCGATGTCGACGGTGAGTTTATGCTGCTGCGCCCACTCGCGCATTTCTGGTGTGATGGAAAAATCGGGGGGGATGGAGCGCTTTGCGCGACTTTCTTTTTTATCTTTTTCTTTCTCTTTATTCTCTTCTCTACTCTTCTCTTCTCTATGCGTTACTGTGACGTTACGCGTTACGTCCTCCGTTACGTTACTTGTTGCGTCACTTTCGTTACGCGTTTCAGACTTCTTTCTTTGCCTATATCTGGCCTGTCTTTGTGCTGCAGCGGCCTTTGATTTTTCCAATGGATCGGTGTTGTTTTCGGCATAAAACCTAGGAAAAACAATGCCGTCATCTGTCTGCACTACCCACCCAACAAACTCCATGCACTGCCCAAATCCGGGTAAATCAGAGATGTCATCTATCACCGCTATCGTCGCGTTTCTGCAAAAAAGATCGTCACCATCTCTCTGTCCCTGGTGACGCATAACGCCCCAAACTGAGAGCAGTGCGCCAACGCAAGCGTTACGCGTTATGTTGCGCGTTACGCTCATGTCACGCCGCGTTACGTTACTAACGTGACGCGCTAAATCGCCTTCTGCGTCCGTCAAAACATCGGCCATCAGGCAGACTTTTGGGCTGCGGTAAAGGTCAGTCCGCATCTTGATCCAATCACCGGCCATAACGCCCCCAGGTGTTCGTTATGATGTGTTTTTGCATGTTCAAATCCCCAACTCATCCGCGATTCGCCGACAAGCGGCCTGGTAGGCTTCGCAGCTCATCAATGGGAGCGCGGCCTTGCGCCGCTCGTATTCCTGGTGCGGGTTTACTGTTGCAGTGTTCTGCAGTTGACGCAGTAGTCCATCGGCTTCCGCTTGGAAACCGATCTTTGCGACACTCAGAAACAGATCCAGCGTGTCACGGCACCGCTGGAGTTCTGAGTGGCTCGCCAGGTCGAGTGCTGTCTGAAGATCGTCCGCCGTGATTTTTTCTTGTTCTTGCCTCACAGATTTTAATCTCCAACTCGTCAAGCCCACGTTTGAAAGCCCGATAAATGAGCCGAGCTTCCTCCACTCCAGTCTGCTCCAGCAGTTTGTTGATCCGGTCAACGTCGTATTGGTTGACGCTGATCATGCGTCTTTCGTCTCTCACCGCTCGTCTGTCTCGCTTCATGGCAAAGCATCGCCTCCTGTTTGCTGAAGACAAAAAAACGCCAGCAAAAAGCTGGCTATGCTCTGATCGGCATCGGGACAATTCCTGGTTCCATCTGGAGTTTGCCGTCCGTGACGATGTAAATGGTTTTTTGCGATTCTTTCGGCACCCGTTCCGGCCACTGGCTCACTGCCTGGGAGGTGATGCCCAATGCTTGCGCCGTGGCTTTTACCGAGCCGAAATATGCGATTACCTCATGTTTTTTCATGCTTATCCTCCGATTGTCAGGCCAATAGTAACCATACTTACGCTTAAAAAGCAAGCATCCTTACTTTTTGCTGGTATCTGAAACAATGCCGGTTTTGCGGGATGAAAATTCCCATCACAGGAACCATCTGCCCGTACTGTCGGAAAGAACAGTTGCTAATGTGACCTGAAAACCGAATACCACCAGGGCCTAAAGGCCCTTTTTTCTTGCCTGAAAAAAATTTAGTAAGCATGCTTGACTTTGAACGTAAGTATTCTTACTCTGAAACAACACTAACAACAGGAGCAGGCAGGAATGAAACAGCCCCAGTACGTAACAGTAACGGTTCCCCGCACGGTGCCACTCAAGGCACTGCGGGATTTTGCGGACCAGCGCGGTCTGCTGGTCAGGTACGGCAGCGGCGGAAAGCTGCTGATGATTGATCCGGAGATGCCCAGCAACGTGCGCCGTCTGCCTGCCAGGCCGGTAGCTGGAGGTGCCCAGTGAACAGCGTCTACATCGGTAACGGTTGGGCGTCTACAGACGCTGCATTCGAGGCCGAACAGGCCCGCGCTGACGCACGGTGCGCCGCAGTGGACGAGTTCAAGGCCGATCTGGCCAGGAACTACCACAACGAAATGCAGGGATTTCTCAAGTGGCTGGTGACGAATCCAGGCACCTGCCGCAAGGAAAAGGCTGCAGCCATGCAGGCAATCGCCAACCTGCTGCGCAACGCCGGAGGCCCGTTCTCCGGCAATCCTGGCCTGTCGCTGGCAATGGACATGGCCGCCGAACTCTACGCTTGGGAGTCGCTGCGATGATCAACGCATTCCCACAGTCAACGCCTTGCAGGTTCGCCAATCTGCCGAACAGTCAGTACCACCAGTCTGAAGGTGTCAGCAAAAGCGGCGTCATGCTGCTGCTCAGATCTCCGCAGCACTACCTTGCTGCATACGAAAGCCAACGTTCTCAGACTCCGCTGATGCTGCTCGGCAGCCTTGTCCACACTCTGGTTCTGGAGCCTGAGAAGTTCTATCTGGAGTACGCCGTCGCAATGCAGTGCGACAGACGCACGAAGGCAGGCAAGGCTGAATGGGAAGCGTTTGAAGCAGCTTCCGTGGGCAAAACCATCATCACCGCAGAACAGCTTGAGCATGCGCAAGCAATGGCAGCCGCAGTTAGGGCGCACCAGTTTGCCGGCCCGGCGTTAAACGGCATAGAGGCAGAACACTCGTTCTACTGGCATGACGCCGAGTCTGGCGTGCTCGCAAAGTGCCGCCCTGACGCAATTAAGACGGTCTCCAGTGGATTGGTGCTGCTCGACCTCAAGACCACCGACGACGCCAGCCCGCAAGCGTTTGCAAAGACCTGCGCCGCCCACGGCTACCACGTCAGCGCCGCGATGAGCATGGACGGCGTCGAGGCGGTCACCGGACAGCGCCCGTTGAGCTACCGCTTCGTCGTCATCGAGCGGAACCCACCCTACGGCATCGCCGTGTACGAGCTGGAGGACCAGGCCGTTTCCTTCGGGCGGATGCTGTACCGATCTGCCCTCCAGGTATTCCGTGACTGCACTGATATCGGCGAGTGGAAAGGCTACCCGACTGCAACACAAAAGATCGACTTGCCCAAGTGGGCATATTTTGAGGCGTAAGAAATGAACCAAATTGCAAGAGTAAACAACCCATTTGCGGCCCAGGCTCCAGCAAAACATGGCGGCGCACTGGTCGAGTCAGAAAGCCAGCGCGCCATTCAAGAAGTGCAGGCCGCGATGGTCATCGCAAAGAAATTCCCGCGTGACCAGGCGTCTGCGCTGGACCGCATATTGAACGCCTGCACCCGCCCGACATTGGCAGAGGGAGCGTTGTATTCCTACGCCCGAGGCGGAACGGATGTCACCGGCCCGTCTATCAGACTGGCCGAAACCATCGCCCAGGAATGGGGGAATATCCAGGTTGGGGTTCGCGAACTGTCACAACAGAACGGCGAATCTACCGTCGAAGCGTTTGCGTGGGACGTTGAGCGCAACGTGAAGCAGGTCAAGGTTTTTCAGGTAGCGCACAAGCGCAACACCAAATCAGGAAGTAAAGCACTGACTGATCCGCGTGACATATACGAAATGGTGGCCAACCAGGGAGCGCGAAGACTACGCGCCTGCATCCTCGGAGTAATCCCTGGCGATGTCGTTGAGGCTGCTGTCCAGCAGTGCGACGTGACATTAAACGCCAAGGCCGATACGTCACCAGAAGGGGTGAAAAAAATGGTTTCCGCGCTTGCAGATTTTGGAGTGACGCCGGAAATGATATCGAAGCGCATCCAGAAGCGATTGGAAAGCATCAACGCAGCGCAGATTGTGCAGCTTCGCAAGATTTGGTCAAGCCTGAAAGACGGAATGTCGAATCCGTCTGACTGGTTCGACATGCCGCAAGAAAAAACCGAACAGCATGTCTCTGACCTGGACAAAGAACTGATTGCACCTGCCAAGGAGAAGCCGGACACCAGCGCCCTGCGTGATGGGCTGCTTAACACCATCAGCCAGGCCGAATCGCTGGATGAACTGGAGCAGATAGGCAAAGACATCCGAGAAGACTACGCCAAAACGCTCGACAAGGATGATCTGGAAGAAATCCGCGCCGCCTTCGCATCCCGCAAACATGAAATGGAGTCTGCCGCATGAAGATCGGTGTCAATCTCAAGATAGACGTTACCAAGCTCGACAAGAGCCGCTTTTTCAAAGGCGCAAAAGGCACCTATGCGGACCTGTCCGTGTACCTCGACACA